AACCAAGGTGGAGGCGATCGAGCAATTTATCCACACTGGAACATGGAAGAAGGTCAATCGGCCACACTACGCTTCCTACCTGACGGTAACACAAAAAACACATTTTTCTGGGTCGAACGAGCAATGATCCGACTGCCATTCAATGGCGTCAAAGGAGAGATGGAATCTAAACAAGTATTCGTACAAGTGCCCTGCGTGGAAATGTGGGGAGACGCCTGCCCAGTATTGGCAGAAGTCCGTACTTGGTTCAAGGACAAGAGCCTTGAAGATATGGGTCGTAAGTACTGGAAGAAACGTTCATACCTGTTCCAAGGTTTCGTGCGTGAGAACCCCATCTCCGAAGACAAAACTCCGGACAATCCCATCCGCAAGTTCATCATTGGACCTCAGCTGTTTACTCTGATTAAGGGTGCGTTGATGGATCCTGAGTTGGAAGAATTGCCAACTGACTTGATGCGTGGATTGGACTTCCGTATCACCAAGACTCAAAAGGGTGGCTTTGCTGACTACAACAGTTCCAAGTGGGCTAGAAAAGAATCAGCACTCACAGAAGCTGAACAGGCTGCAATTGAAACTCACGGCTTGTATGACTTGAGCACATTCTTGCCCAAGCGTCCCGGCGATGTTGAGCTGAAGGTGATCAAAGAGATGTTTGAAGCATCAGTAGATGGACAACCATACGACACTGAGCGTTGGGGTCAGTACTTCCGCCCTGCTGGCGTAGCCGCACCTGGTGGTGCCGCAGCAGGTGATGCAGATGACACACCAGCACCTGCTGCCAAGCCAGCACTTAAAGTTGCTGCTCCGACTGCACCCGCTGCCGAAGATTCTTTTGATGATGAGCCAGCACCTGCAGCCGCACCTGTGTCGGCAGCTAAACCAAGTGGTAATGCCCAAGATATCTTGGCCATGATTCGGGCTCGTCAAAACAAGCAGTAATGAAGTTAACTGTAGAGTTGGGCGCCTCTTCGGAGGCGTCTTTTGATATACTGCTCAATGACAATGATTTTGTTTACAAATGGTTGCAAGAATTACAATGGTGTTTAGATCATTGTGAGTTTGAGCAACAAGAAGCATTTGCATCAATGTTACCATTGGATCAAGCCGCAGAGATATTAAAACAAAGTTGTATCACTATCAATCGATATATTAAAAATTTTATCGAAGTCGAAGATGATATACTTGCCCAGCCTACAGACTACTTTAATTATTTACATGCTAAATTTGAAAAAATTAGTGGACCGTTTGGAAAACCAACTAAACTGTTTGCAATGGCCAGCCCTGAATTAAAACAAGCTGTACGGAATCTAAATTTTTATGTTCACAAAGTTGAAACAAAAGAAAATCCTAAAGTAAATTTTTACATGAGCTTTAACAAAGATCAGTATAGACGACAACCCATGACAGATTCTGATTACGAATACTGTGAATTTAAATTTGATCCTGGCACATTATTTGTTCATTATTCTGAGCTTGGTAAGACTTTTTTTGATCTGTTCAAAGACGGGTTGGATATTACATATCCTGGTTTAAAAAATTTGCATTACTACAGCGGCGAATCAACAATACTGTTTCAGCCTATGGATCCATTATCGTATCCAGGATATATCGACTGGTTGACTACTCGGGGGATAGATCCGTATAATAAACGCTTGGGGCACGGTAAAATACCGTTAGGTAAGTTGGCCAATATTGAAGATGCAAAACATAAATTACAACTGTATCTACACATAAACAAAATATTAATCAAGGAATAAAATTATGGGCAAACCATTTGATGTAAGCAAGTTCCGCAAGGAAATCACCAAGAGCATTGACGGATTGTCAATTGGCTTTAACGATCCAACTGACTGGATCTCAACAGGCAACTATGCCTTGAATTATTTGATCAGCGGAGACTTTAACCGTGGCATTCCACTAGGCAAGGTCACTGTGTTCGCTGGTGATTCTGGAGCAGGCAAAAGTTATATTTGCTCAGGCAACATTGTGAAGAACGCACAAGAGCAAGGTATCTTTGTGGTGCTGATTGATAGTGAAAACGCTCTCGACGAAGACTGGCTCAAAGCACTTGGTGTTGACACAAGTGACAGCAAATTGCTTAAATTGAGCATGGCCATGATTGACGATGTAGCCAAAACTATCTCCACTTTCATGAGTGACTACAAGGCCCTGCCAGATGGCGAGCGTCCCAAGGTCATGTTTGTAATTGACTCATTGGGCATGTTGCTAACGCCCACTGATGTAAACCAGTTTGATGCAGGCGAAATGAAGGGTGATCTAGGCCGTAAGCCCAAAGCTCTCACCGCCTTGGTGCGTAACTGTGTGAACATGTTTGGTTCATACAATGTGGGTTTGGTTTGTACTAACCACACATACGCAAGCCAGGATATGTTTGACCCAGATGATAAGATCTCAGGCGGTCAAGGTTTCATTTACGCCTCATCAATTGTTGTGGCTATGAAGAAGATGAAGCTGAAAGAGGATGAGGATGGCAACAAGATCTCTGATGTGATGGGTATCCGTGCTGGATGCAAAGTTATGAAAACACGTTATGCCAAACCGTTTGAAGGTGTGCAAGTTAAGATCCCTTACACAACAGGCATGAGTCCATACTCAGGACTTACTGACTTGATTGAGAAAAAAGGCCTGCTCAAGAAAGAAGGCAACAGCTTGGTGTTCACTACAACTGAAGGTGAAATTATCAAGAAGTTCCGCAAAGGTTGGGAACGCAACGATGACAACTGCCTTGACACTGTGATGAAAGACTTTGCAAATATCAAAGAAGAGGTAAGTACCGTTGAGGAGGACGCAGAATGAGCGAAGCAATAGCAGCAGAAATTTGGGGTGAACTCAAACGATTTGTAAACACAGTTGATCGCCAAGAGGCAGCAGAGACTGTGGTTCAAATTTTAATGGACAATGACAGTGATGTAGAAGATATCAGAAATGCATTCAAAGGTGATTCAGATATCAAACGAGCACTTACTGCGTATCTTGACAACGATAAAGACTATTCAGAAGACGAAGAAGAAGAGGATCCCGAAGAAGAGGATTACAACGAAGACGACTGGGAAAATTAATGTCTAAAATTTTTGAAATTCGGGACTATTATTGCTCCATGAAATTCAAATTTTTGAAGATTGATCTAGAGTCAAAAACTACTTCTAATTGTCATGCAGCTAGATCACACCCAGTTGAATTTGAATGGCTAAAAAATAATACCGGCAGGCTGTTTAACACTGACATCAATGTTGCTGAACGGCAAATGATGTTAGAAAATAAACGCAACTCAAGTTGCGAACAAAATTGTTGGCCGGCCGAAGACCGTGGCGCACAAAGCCCAAGACAATATCAACTGGGGTCAGACCGTACTCACACAGCAATTGATACTGATCCAGAGATTGTTGATTTAACAATTGGTAGTGATTGTAATTTGACTTGCAGTTATTGTTGTAAAGAATACTCTTCAGCCTGGCGCAGAGATTTAGCCACACACGGAAACTATGATGTGCAGTCTGATGCAAACAGATTTGCGTTAACGGTCAAAGATACTGTCTTGATGAAATTCAGTCAATCGGCATTAAAATCAACCTTGCATTATCAAAGTTTACTAAACGAGATCAAACTGGTTGCCCCGACACTAAAAAAATTAATAGTAACAGGTGGTGAACCTTTCTTGGATAATCAGCTAATAGAAACAATCAGGCAGTTACCATTCTCAAAAGATTGCAAGATACAAATGTACACTGGGCTGGGCGTGAATGTTTCAAGATTTGAAAAAATACTAAACCGGTTAAAAACAGTTGAAAATTTGTATCTAACTGTCAGTGCAGAATGTACTAATCAATTGCATGAATTCAATCGCTATGGTTCTTCCTGGTTGGATTTTGAACACAAGATACAACTAATTCGCAAGCATGGCATAAAGTATGAGTTCCAATCCACACTTTCAAATTTAACTGTATTTGGATTTGCTAATTTTGCTAAACAATTCAAGGATGATACTATTAGAATAACTTTTGCGTATCAACCAAACATGATGGCTCCGTATGTTCTTGATTCTACAAGCAAACAAGTTATAATAGAACAGTTACAGTTGTTACCTGAATCGATGAAAAATCAAATTGTACGGTCAATGTCAGCAGAGCCAACTGAATCTCAACGCCAGGGTATCAAACAATTTCTTACTGAGTTTGTCAACAGACGAAAAGATCTTGACATAACTATATACCCAAAACATTTTTTAAATTGGATAAGTTATGTGGTATAGTCGTGTTGTTGCCAGTCTTGATGCTATTCCAGACTTCATAGCACACTACGAGCGTGAAATAACTGACGCTAAAAAAGACTGCCGCATTGCTGGAATTGTAGAAAAAAACATAACAGCACTTCCGGGCATTACCGAGTTTAGATACAACCAGCTGCAAGAAATTGAGGCTGTGTTGAACTATCTCAATATCCAACTGCGCAAGATCCGTAGAAAGCACTTTCAAAAGTACTTGGAAGGCTATGCCCGTGCGCTTACGTCACGTGATGCTGAAAAGTATGTGGATGGCGAAGACGAAGTGATTGACTACGAAACCATAATCAACGAAGTAGCATACCTACGCAATCGTTGGCTAGGCATCATGAAGGGCCTGGATACCAAACAGTGGCAAATGGGCCACATTGTACGGCTAAGAACTGCTGGCATGGAAGACATCCAGGTATGAAGCAAGAGCAGTTTGAGCAAAAAACTCAACAGGCGTTAAGCGAACAAGAAGAACTGGAACAAAGACAGCAACAGACTCGCAGCCAGTTAACCCCTGAAGAGTTGGCCTGGCAAAATGATCTAGAAGAAATACAACTTGTACTAATAATTGTTCTAGTTGCAAGTTGGGGTGCTTACTGGTATTTTTCAGTTCACCTATGACTCTTGTCAAGGATTAATACCATTACTCCAAAGATCGGGGTATTGTTTAGCAATGGTTACCAACACAGGATCTAAAGCATCAACTCCTACATTTTCTGCTTTCATCTTGCCTTTTTTAACCACTTGATTCCAACTGTTATCAAATATCGCATCAGCAATTCCTTGACTGCTGCGATTTACTTTCTGCTCCCAACTTGGAGTTTCTCTTTTGGCACTGATTTGCGCAGTTTTGATATTTAGATTGCCCATGATAGTTAGATGCCATCCTCCAACCACATGTGCAGGAAACTCGCCCATGCTTTTGTTGCGACTGACATAAAATCTCATGACATCTTCAGGAAGATGTTTTACTCGCGTCATTTTGGTTCCAGGCCAGAATCCATAACGACCTTTCCATTCTAAGAAACAAACTCTATACTCTTGATACCAGCATATTCTTTGATTTTGATCAATAAGTTCAATGGCCTGATCTAACATTCGTGGATCCCAAAATTCATCGCCGTCACTGAATGCCACCACTGATTCTGGCTTGTTTAGGCCATGCACTAATTCTAATGCCCGACTGCGACTTTGCCGCTCAACTGCTCGTCCTTGATTTTTTAAATCTAATTGGTCAAATTCTGTAGTATCAATTTTCACGTAATCATACACAATTTTTTGTTGTAACTCAGGAGACAGTTGATCAAAAACATGGTCAAAATGTTTGGCATGTGGTTGCATGGTAAAACTGTGATCAGCCTCCACTACAACAAAATGCTCTACCCAGGGCGCAAGGTATTGTATTCGTGTGAGAAAAAGATCTGTTTCGTTGTAGTATAAAAAGCTGTCAATTATCATATTAAAATTGGTAAATTATTTGGTAGCGATCGTAAATGGGAAATCTTCCTTGACTTTCAAGATATTCTGCTATCCTACGACCTTTGCCTGTACGCCGGCCGTCGCTGAGTTTGCGACAATTGTCGTCTATGGCTACAAGTGTTCCAGGTTGTAGATGAGATTCGATAACTTGAAATTCTTTCAAGTGATGATTGGCACTGGGTTGATCATTGGCCCATTTTACATCCCAAGAATCAAGATAAAATAAATCTACTTGATCAAGATCGTGTAAATGGCTTAGCCATTCCACACTGTCACTGCAAGTTACAATAAAATGGTTGCTAGGCAACAGAGATTGCGCAACAGCACACGCTTCAGAGTCAATATCTACACTGCGAACTTGTCCACCAACTGCATCAACAAACTCTGTAAACAATCTGGCACTCTGCCCATCTTTCCAATTGTCTATTTTGCGCAAAGTTCCAGTTTCTATAATGTTGAAGTTCGAAGATTTTTTCTTCAGCAACAAGTCAAACATCAATGCAAAGCCATCAGCTCGATGAAACATACCTTCAGTCAGACCA